CCGAGATCATAATCGGGAACAGCGTGGAACTTCTCTAAGATCTGCAAGATCTCGTCCGGGAAATCCCCTTTTGTGGCGAATGCCTGGATCGCCTTACGTACAGGCGAATCCTTAGCATCCGGCTGTTTCATAAAATACTGCATGGCGCCGACCATCTTGGCCCTGGATGCCCGGTCTTTAAAATCGACCTTTGTCCAGTCTTGGATAATTCTACCTTTCATTTTGAATCCTCCCTTAGGTTAGAAACGGTTTATTTGTTACGCTACGATATCGCCATGAAGATCGATCTCTACAGTCGTATCAGCAGCGGCAGCTGCCTTGGTACAACGTCCGCACAGCGTATTGCTGCTTGATGCTCCAGTGACGTCAGGTCCGCCGGATCTGTAATACACTTTTGCGCCTACTGCGATTGATAACCCGGTGCCAGCACGTTTTGCAACCACAATGCGGGGGCAACTATAAATCAAAACCGCGTCTTCGCCTAAAACCGCGTCTTGCGCGATAACTCCTACAAGGCTACCCGAGGACACCAACTGTCCCGCGGTATAACCAGCCGAAGGAGCTTCAATCACCACGGATTTGCAATCCGGGCTTCTCATTACTAATCCTGTTTCAGCCATCTTAAATCCTCCTGTTTAGATTGTTATGATTTTTGGCCTGTTTACCGCTCCTCTGCATCTTTAGACCACCTCAAGTGCAGGATGTCTCAGCATTAAGCTGGAATGAAATCGTTTTTAGCTGGATCCTCTAACTCTTCAGGCGTACTTCCCGAACCCTGACCATCAGTCGGGGGCGTTCCCGCCGGCGTTTCTTTCTTAACTTCTACGCCTAGCAGTTTTGCCACATCGCCGAAGTCTTTTAACTGGGAGTCAACAAACCTTTCCACGTCCTGTTTCAACTCTTCGCCTTCTTTATCCGACTTGAACGCGCCGAGATTCTTTTCGATAAACGCCTTCTCTTTGGCATCAAGTTTCCTGGTAGTGACTGATGTATCGATAAGCGAGCGGGACGTTGAGGAATTAACCTTCTCCGTAAGCACCCTGACCTTACCGCTTGTTTCGTCAAGCTTCTTAGTAAGATCGATAACTCTTTCGTGCTCCTCGTTAAATTCTTTTTCTTTCCTTGTGCCGTAAGAACGCTCTTTTGCCCGCGCTTCTTTTGCCGGATCGCTTTCAATAATCTCCGACGCTTCAAATAAATCCGTGACTTTAAATTTACTTTCCTTGATCGCTTCTCTGATCTCTTCTTTTGTCATCGTCTCGGCTCCTTGTAATGCCTGGATCACTCCAAGCAAAGTTGCTCCTGGGAAGGCCGGTTTCTCGGTTGCGCTACTCGCGAGCGCGATACCGGTAACCTGCTCAACGTCTATAACATCACCGCGTGTCGCGCTTTTCGGATCATAAGCGATGTTCGCTTCGATTGACGCGACATCTAACTGCATCTTGCGATACTGCGGGTAAATATAAATAGCGGCAAGCGCTGATACCTTGTCGCCGATAGTCTTAATAATCTTGCCGACAACCTCACCGACCTGCTCGCGGCCTTCAGACGTATTCGTTCCGGAATGCAAGTGGAATATAGGCGTACCGAACTGGATCTTCTCTGCGATCTTCATCACCATATCTTTGACATAGTGGAAAGCTTTAGAGATCTTGCGCCCGAACGATAATTCCTGCGCCTGCGCGTCGCCTTCGTGGCCGACACAATAGATCCTGAACTCTGGGTTAGCGTCAGTAGCCTTGATACGTGCAATCGTGTCCTGGGGAATAAACTCCAACATCTCTGACTGCGCCATCTGCTGGATCTTTGCTTTTATATAAAATTTCATTGCTGGCCTCCACCTTGATCGCCCGTATTCGCACTAACTTCCTGTGCCTTGATCGATTCAAGCATCTTTGCGTCTTCCGCGGCTTTATATGCCTTAACCTTTTTAGGATCGATGTCAGGTATCTTAGAAAGCATGTAATCTAGATCAATTACCCCGCCGGTATAAAGCGGTAACCAAATATTGGCCAGCTCCTGGATCTTGGCGTCAGATACCTGAAGGATCTCGACCTTGATCTTGCCCGGCTCAAGGTTTTGTTTTAACTCTGCGTTAGCTTTCTCGATAACCTTATCGAACATCTCCTCATAGAACCCTGCCCATACTCCGCGCTCTTTAGCGGTCGAAGCTGTGATAAATTCAAACAGATCAGTTGAGGTCGACCTGTTTGACATCAGATCCGGGAAACCGAGGAAATGGACCGGCACACCTGTAGCTCCTGAAATCATCTTGGCATTAGTAATAATCTCTTTCTCTAAAGAATCCTTGCCTGAATCAGTCATGCCGATAAGCGAATATTCAGCCGTGCCCGCAAGGATCTTACCGATCTTCCAATTCATTGAAGCAAGCCTGGTTTGCATGGCATTGGATTCTTCTTTAGACGCGCATTTAAAGTAAGGGGTAGGCGAAGCGAACAACTTATTCATCTCGCGCCAGTCGTAAAGTGATTTGTCTAAATCCTCGCATTGCCTTAACACCATAGCGATCTTGGGCATAATGTCGTTTACTTTCTCAATGCGCCCGGCGAATTTCTTATAGATGAAATCCTTAACATCGATCACGACGTCTTTCTGATTCTTTGAGTCACGATAAGAAGCCCTGAGGTATTTTTTGTAATCTTCCGCGTCAGTTTCGATCTTGTATCCGTTTACCGAAAAAGAGATGAACCGGTACTCGATCATCTTTTTTTCTATGTTCGCAACAAGCTTAACTAAACAGCGGCCTTCAATGTCTGACTCCTTGGCCAGATCAAGCGGTCCTTCTTCGTCAAGGTCGTTTAACTCGATAAACTGCTCTAAGAACTCCATCTCGCGAGATTTGATATCAGATCCGTCTTTCTGGACTAACTTTATACCCTGGCCGATTACGAATGCGCTTCGCACATCGATGATATTGCGGACCTGCTGCACTCCCCATGTCGCCGTGCCTTCGTACTTATTCGCGATCTCGGTAATCGCTGCTCGATAATTTGGGTATGGGTTGCCTCTTGACGTAGATGCGGTGATCTGGTCGCCTAAGAGAATTGACACGCTATGCTGCAAATCGGCCATCTGTCTACGCATCTCTTTAACCCGAATTGGAGATTTAAAGATTTCGAACATTCGTCACTCCGGTTTTACATCGTAATCTAAAGTGAATACCCCGCCCTCGTTCTGTTTAATAATCGGCTCCAAAGCGTACCTCGTTCCATCAGGTGCATGATTATTCTTATCGACTGGCACTGGCAATATTTCTTGAGTGATACGATCTTGCTTCCATCGGTAATTAGCGTAATTGCTTGCCGCTCCCGGGCAACGCGAATGGATAACAATCCGTTCGAATGCGCGCAAGAATGATATCCCGTCTTCAACAGATCCCGGGCCTTTCTCAGCACCGACAACACTAAACCCGTGATTATTGAGATAACTGATCGTATCCGGCCTGGCCGAGTCTGCCCTGATCGTCCACTTGCGCGATCCCGGGACCTTATCCCAGTAAGCAGGCAGTTCATCGATCTCGATACCCACGCCATACACTTCATCACAAATATATAGGCTCTTGCCTTGGATAAACATTCTCCCCATCCACATAGCGTCAACCGAGAACCCGAAGTCGGCGCCATAGTAGAATTGCGTTTCAGGATGCGGATATTCAAAGTCTTCGACGAAATATTTATTCTTAAAGATAAGCGCATCGCTATAACCTTTGAGTTTACCCAGCCAGATATGCTCGTAAGCGTCCGGATCGACTTTCTTGCACCATTCCATTTCCTTGCGCAATACATCCGGGAAGCAGGCGTTATCCGCATAAGTAGTTTCCTCTCTTACAAGACCTGGCGGACAGGATAAGACAAAACGCTGGTACGCGGGATCCGTTTCCAGCTCGGGATTGAAGGTAACGATGATTTCCGATCCTTCTTTTCTGATTGTCGGGATCAACACTACCCAGGACGCCTCCGATACTTTGTTCGCTTCCTCCACCCAGCATATATCTATGCCTTCGGTCGATTTGATCTCGTTGATATTCATTCGCAGGCCCTTGAAGATAAACTCCGAACCTGTGACGGAATAGATTCCCTCTTTTTGAATTATGAAGTAAGCGTCTAAACCTAAAGCGTGGATCCTGTCGCAAAGGATCCGATAGACTGAGTCTTTGATAGAATTCTGAATTTCCCTGGTGCATAAAATCCTTAGCTTTTCCTGGCAGGCTCTCGCAATTAGATAATCCGCTACTGCCCAGGACTTCTGACCGCCTCGACCGCCGTAAAGCACTTTGTAGCGAGCGCCTACATAGCCGAGGACTCTGCGGCACTTCTTGGACATGTAGGTTCGAATGATTGGTCGCTCGCTCATTGCGGGGCATCTTTTCCTTCTGGTTTGGTATCTTCAAAAAATATTTGTGGTTGTCCTAAAGGAATTCCATTGGGCCCAGAGAGTTCATGCTTGTCGGTAAGAAGTTTTAAATGACGCGCCAAGAGTTCAACTGATTTAGGCTTATCCCAGAATTTTATTTTCTTGGTGTAACCGATAAATTGCTTAGGATCATTCTTAGTGCCTTTGCCGGAATACTCTTCAAATACTTCAATGCTGGCAATCGCTTTGCGAGTATTAAGCGGGATAGTGTGGATATTTTTTAGGCAACCTTCCTCGTTAAATATTTGGGAAGCGTCAAATGATATGAGATGATATATTTCACTGATTGCTTTATCGGCTGTGGCTTTAGTGCGGG